GGGCGCGACCCGACCGACGAGGAATGGGCCATGCTCAATGCGGCCACCGATCAGCTGCACGCCCGCGTGCAGGGCGACACCGCCTGACGCTGGGGGCAACACGTGGACTGGATGGCGTACCTGGACATCGCCTGGAAGCTCGGCCTCCTGCTGACGGGGTTCGGCACCGGCCTGTGGGCCTGGCTCAAGTGGTCGGCCCGCCACGACCTGGTGACGCGGGCGGACTTCGAGCGCTGGAAGGTCGAGCACGCTCAGGCGCACGAGGAGCTTGAGGAAGCCCTGGCCGAGGGCTCGGTCCGGTTCACGAAGATCGAGACCAAGATGGAGCACCTCCCGACCAAGGAGGATATCGCCGCCCTGCAGTCGGCGCTGGCGAAAACCGGCGCCAACGTCGACGCCATGCTGCGCAGCATGACCGGCATGCAGGAGCAACTCAACATGCTGGTGCAATGGGGGAAAAAGTGAGCGCATTCGCAGAGCGCTATGCCGCCCATGTGCGGCTGGCCATCCTCCTGCGGCTGATCGAGCCGCCGGAAGCCGATCGCCGGCGCCTGTTCCTGCTACGTGTGTTGGCAGGCGCCCCGGGTGGGGCGCTGACGGCATCGCTGCTGCACGAGGCCGCCGCCGACTTCGTGCCGGCGCCGCCGCGCGACGTGGTGGTGTCGGATCTGGCGTGGCTGGCCGGGCTGGACGTGGTGCTGTTCGACCGCGCCAACGGCGTGGCCCGCGCGGTGCTGCTGGCGCGCGGCCGCGACCTGGTCGAGGACCGGACCCGGGTGCCCGGCGTCGCGCCCCTGCCCACCATCGGGTGGGTGCAGGATGGTCTCCGCGCCATCTCGTTAGCGGTCAGCCGCTCTGACTTGGATGGCTACCTTGATTGGTTGCGCGAAGCGGGCCTGGTGCGCGTTAGCGGCGGCCCGGCGCCGCTGGTATCGCTGACGCCGAAAGGGCGAGACGTGGCGCTCGGCCGCGACCGCTGTGAAGGCGTCAAGGAAGTCTCCCACGAAACCATGATGCGCCTGGCCGCTGCGGGCGCGCGCTCGATGTTGGAGGGGTAGATGATCGAGATTGTTGCCACTGCCGTCCTGATCGGCTTCGGCGTTACGTTCGGCGCCATTGCGGCCACCGCGTTTCTGGACATGCTCGGTGACATCGTGTCCACCCTTCGCCGCTGGTTGAGCGGGAGCGCGCGCTGATGGCCCACCCGCCGGAGAAGCGCCAGGACCTGCGCGCGGCCTACGTCCACGACCGCCTCGGCCTGGAAGCGGCGGCCGACAAGGTGGGGGTGCCTTACGGCACGGCGCGCCGGTGGAAGAGCGCGGCGGAGGCGCAGGGCGACGACTGGGACAAGGCCCGCGCGGCCACGTCACTGTCGCATGGCGGCGCCAACACCATCGCCCAGTTGGTGCTGTCGGATTTCCTGACCATGCATCAGGCCACCGTCGACTCGCTGACCGAGGCCGCCGACATCGATCCGTTGAAGCGGGCCGAGGCCCTGTCGCGACTGGCCGACGCCTTCCAGAAGACGATGAGCGCGGTCAGCCGGGCGGCGCCAGAACTGGGGCGCTACGCCGTGGCGACGGAACTGCTGAAGGACTTGGCCGCCTTCGTGCGCGAAGAGCACCCGGAGCACGTGACCGCCCTGATCGACGTGCTGGAGCCCTTTGCCGTGCACGTCGCGAAGAAGTACGGGTGAGGCCATGGCCAAGCGCCTTGCTCCAAAGGCCAAGATCGGATCGGCCGATTTCCTGGAAGAGATTGCCGAGTTCACCCAGTCCCTGCGCGACGAGATCGCGGAGGCGGCCGAACTGGGCGACTTCGACCGCTCGGCCACGGCGACGCGCGAGCGCAAGAGGCGCGCCGAGGGGGATTTCGGTTACTTCTGCCGCACCTACTTCCCACATCGCGGCCGCAAAGCGCCGTCGCGGTTCCACGAGTTCATCTTCGACCAGGCGCGGCGCATCACCGAGGGACCGGGTGGCGAGCGCCTGGCGGTGGCGGCCCCGCGCGGCAACGCCAAGTCGACCTACTGGACCGAACTGTTCCCGCTGTGGAGCGTAATCTTCCGCAAGCGGCGCTATCCGGTGATCCTGTCCGACGCCATCGAGGTGGCGGCGATGATGCTGGAAGGCATCAAGACCGAGTTGGAGGTCAACCCGCGCCTCGGCAGCGACTTCCCCCATGCCGTCGGCGCCGGCCCGGTCTGGCAGGTCGGGGTGGTGGTCACCGCCAACGGCGCGAAGATCCAGTGCGGCGGCGCCAAGAAGCGCATTCGCGGCGCGCGCCATGGGGCACAGCGTCCCGATCTCGTCATCCTCGATGATCTGGAGAACGACGAGAATGTGAGGTCGCCCGATCAGCGCGACAAGCTGGAGACCTGGATCGACAAGGCGGTCGAGCCACTCGGCCCGCCCGACGGGTCCATGGACATCGTCTATGTCGGCACGGTCCTGCATCTGGACTCCGTGCTGGCCAGGAAGCTGAAGGACCCGACCTGGCGCGCGGCGACGTTCCAGGCCGTCATCCAGTGGCCGGACCGCATGGACCTGTGGGAGCGGTGGGAAGAAGTCTTGCGCAACGAGGGCCGGGACGCCGCCGAGGCCTTCTACCAGGACAACGCGGCCGCCATGGAGGCCGGCGCCGAGGTCCTGTGGCCCGAGGTGCAGCCGCTCAAGCAGCTGATGCTCATTCGCACCCGCATCAAGGCGGCCGCGTTCAACAGCGAGTATCAGAACGACCCGATCGCCGAGGATGCCACGTTCACCGACGTGACGTTCTGGGTGCACCTGGAGCCCAAGCCCGTCTACTTCGGCGCCCTCGACCCCAGCCTCGGCAAGAACAACCGGGCCCGCGACCCGTCGGCCATCCTGGTCGGCGCCTTCTACCGCAAGGAGGGGCGGCTCGACGTGGTCGAAGCGTCCATTCGCCGCCGCCTTCCGACCGTGATCATCAGTGACATGATCGCCTTGCAGCGCCAGTACCGTTGTCCGCTGTGGTTTGTCGAGGCCGTCCAGTTTCAGGAGTTCCTCCGCACCCAGATCATGACCCAGGCGGCCCAGGCCGGGGTTAACCTGCCGTGCAAGGCGGTACAGCCCCACGTCGACAAGGGTCTCCGCATCGAGTCCCTGCAGCCGCCCATGGCCGCTGGCCTCATCCGCCTGCACCCCGGCCAGACGGTCCTGTTGTCTCAGCTGCAGGCGTGGCCCCAGGGCGATCACGACGACGGCCCGGACTGCCTGGAGATGCTGTGGTCCAACACCGTCAAGTACGCTGACCTTGCTGGAGCTGGCGTCCACGCCGCCGGCAGCCGCATCGCAGCCCAGGCCGCGCTCGGCGCCGGCGAGATGCCGGTGGTGCGCGACGTGGGTGGCGGCTTCCGGGCCGTCTCCAGCGGCTTCTCCATGAAGGGGTTCTGACATGGCCGACAAGACCAAGGTGCCCGCCGAGGTGCCCAAGAAGCCCGAGTTCAAAGAGGTCGCCGCCAGCCGCGACCGCGACCTGTATATTGGCTACGTGGGCGAAATCGTCGGCACTCACGACCCGATACTGCGCGGGGTCGGGGGAGATCTCGACGAATACCGCCGCGTCATGCGCGACCACCAGGTCAAGAGCTGTTGGCAGCAGCGCGTGCGCGCCGTGACCTCGGCCGAGTGGGACGTCGAGCCCGGCGGTAAGCGGCCGATCGACAAGGAGGCGGCCGAGTTTGCGAAACAGCAGTTGCAGGCACTCCGCTTCGACGCCCTGACTGCCAAGATGGCCAACGCCTTCTTCTATGGCTATGCCGTTGGCGAATGCCTGTGGGTGCGCGACGGCAACCGCATCGTCCTGCGCGATGTCCGCGTGCGCAAGCAGGAGCGGTTCGGCTTCGACCGCGACGGGGCGCTTCGCCTGCGCAAGCACCTGGGCGACCCCTACGGTGAGCCGGTGCCACCGGCGAAATTCTGGGTGCTCGGCGCAGAGGGTGAGGATGACGACGATCCGCACGGCTTGGGTTTGGCACACTGGCTCTACTGGCCGGTTTTCCTTAAACGCAACGGCGCTATCTTCTGGGCCACGGCGCTGGAGAAGTTCGGCATGCCAACGGCGGCAGGGGCTTATCCCGGCGGGTCGGACGACGAGGCGATCTCCAACCTGCTGGCGGCGCTGCGCGCCATCCATGGCTCCAGCGCCGTCGCCTTCCCTGAGGGCTTCGAGTACAAGCTCCTGGAGGCGCAGCGCACGGCCGGCGGAGATCACGAGAAGTGGCTGCGCTACTGGGATAGCGCGATCGCCAAGGTCATCCTCAGCCAAACCATGACCACTGACGACGGGTCGAGCCGCGCCCAGGCCGAGGTGCATCAAGACGTCGGCGACGACGTCACCAAGGGCGACGCCGACCTCCTATGCGAGTCCTTCAATACCGGCCCCATGAAGTGGCTGACGGCCTGGAACTTCCCTGGAGCCGCGACCCCACGCGTCTGGCGCCGTGTCGAACCCGAGGAGGACCTCAACCAGCGGGCCGAGCGTGAGGAGATCATCTCTCGCACCACCGGGCTGCGCCCCACCCGGCAGCACGTCGAGGATACTTACGGCGGCCATTGGGAGACCAAACCCGAGGCGCCACCGGCACGGCCGCCCGGCCAGACTTACGGCACCGACATCGGGGCGGAGTTCGCCGAGGCGGAGGGCCGCGACGCCGTTGACGATTTGGTCGATCAGGTCGACGAGCTGGCGGCGCCTCTGCTGGGCGCCATGGTCGAGGACGTCCGGCGCATCGTCGATACCTCGCCCACCCTGGAAGCAGCGGCCAAGCGCCTCTCCGCCGCCTTCGCCGAATGGACCCCCGGCGAGCTGGAAGAGTTGCTGGCGCGCGGCATGATGGTCGCCCACCTGGAAGGCACGGTCGAGGATGGTTGACGGGGTACCATTCCAGGAAGCGATCGACTTCCTCAAGCAGAAGACCAACCTGCCGACGCGCGCCTGGACCGATCTCCAGGAAGGCGCCCACGCCCGCTCCTTCGTCGTCGCTGGCGCGATGAAGCAGCAGCTGCTGTCGGACTTCCACGGCGCCCTGGTCAAGGCGCTGAAAGAGGGCTCCACCAGGGAACAGTTCCAGAAGGCGTTCGACGACATTGCCGCCCGCCATGGCTGGAGCTACAAGGGCGGCCGGCGCTGGCGGGCCCGCGTCATCTATGACACCAACATGCGCATGGCCCGCGCCGCCGGACGGTGGGAGCAGATCCAGCGCGCCCAGGCCAGGGAAGCGGCCCGCGGCCGGAAGTTGTACCTCCGTTACGTCGCGGTCATGGACAGCCGGACGCGGCCCGAACACAAGCGGTGGCACGGCCTCATCCGCCCAGCCGACGACCCGATCTGGTCCTGGCTCTATCCGCCCAACGGCTGGGGCTGCCGCTGCACGGTGCAGCAGCTTACGGAGCGCGACCTGAAGCGCTACGGATACCAGGTCACGCCCGACGATCAGGTGCCGCCGATCGAGATGGAGGATCGTGTCGTCAAGACGCCGGACGGCAAAGAGGTCTGGCCGACGCCGGCGGGTGTCGACACCGGATTCGGCCACAACGTCGGGCGGAGCTGGCTGTCCGGCGCCGCGCCGCGTCCCCTGCAGGAGCCGCTCCGCCCCTTCGGCGTCCAGGCGCCGGCGCCGAAGTCCCTGCCGCCGCTGCCCCCGCGGCCGAGTAAGGCCAAGCTGCTGCCTGACGGCCTGCCCGAGGAAGAATATGTCCGCCGGTTCCTGGAGGTGTTCAAGGCGGCGCCCGGCCGGCCGGTCGGAATCCGCGACGCGGCCGGTCACGCACTCTCCATTGGTGAGGAGTTGTTTCAGGTCTGGCCGGGTGGGCCCCTCAAGACGTTCAAGCGCGGCCGCCACCGCCATCTCCTGCAACTGGCGGAGGCAATCCTTGACCCCGACGAGATCTGGGTCGACTGGGCGCTGGTTAAAGGAGTTCCTGTCCTGCGGCGCCGCTACCTGCGCCGACTACAGGCCAAGGGGAGCGAGGGAGGAGTGTCGGTCTTCGAGTGGTCCAGCGCCGGCTGGTCCGGCCGGACCTCGTTTCCGGCCGATACCGCCGAGTATCTGGAGAACCAGCGCCGTGGCGTCCTCCTATGGCGCCGAAAGTAAGTGAGGCGGACCCGGCCCGCCCGGTACCACCTCGGATGCCGTGCCTACGAGGGCGGCGGGCGCCTCGGCCACGGCCTCCATTGCCTTCATTTTACGCCCGCACCAGTCCAGAGGCAACAAAACGCCGTGCGTGGGCCAGGATGCACGCAAGGGCCTCTCACGCCCCGTCGGTGCGGCGGACCCTGATCCCATGCGTTAGTACCCCGTTAGCGCGCCAGGGAAGGCGCATCAGGAGGAAGGCGCGGGAGACATTCGGCGCTGCTCCGCGTTGACGGCCCGGTCAGGGCGCGCCATGCTGCTCCCCGGCGTCAGCCTTCCTCCGCCCCTCCCCGGCCGTGGCGGCGGACACCTGTCCGTCTTATCCGCACTCCGTCCCCCTGCCACTGTCGCTCCATCGCATTGTTTCGATGGAGCGCCCCGTGGCTTCCACGACCAAGACCAAAGCCAACACCGAAACCCCGCCGGAGATCGAGATCTTCCGGGCCGGCACACACACGTCGATGAAGGGGGACACCCTGTCGTTCGCCGAGAGCGACCTACTGACGACCGCCGAAGTCTACGACCCGGCGCTGCACGAGGCCCCGCTGGTCGTTGGCCACCCGACGCACGACGCTCCGGCCTTTGGCTGGGTCAAGGGTCTGTCGTCGGATGGCGCCAGCCTGTTGGCGCAGGTCGACCAGATCGACCCTGCCTTCGCCGAGGCCGTCGACGCCGGCCGCTTCAAGAAAGTCAGTGCCTCTTTCTATCCGCCCAATGGCAAGGGTAACCCCGTCCCAGGCACCTGGTACCTGCGCCACGTGGGGTTCCTGGGCGCCCAGCCGCCGGCCGTGAGAGGCCTAAAGCCGATCGAGTTTGCCGACAGCGATGCCGACCTGGTCACCGTCGAGTTCGCCATGGGCGACGGGTCATCCTGGAAGCGTAAGCTCGCCTGGGCGCTGCGCTCGCTCCGTCACACCATCGGCAAAGTGCGTGACCAGGCCATCGCCGAAGCCGGCGACGTCGACGCCGGCAACGAGGTCGCCGACAGCTGGTCGCTGCGCGACCTCGACGATGCCGCCGCCGCCCTCGAAGAAGAGGACGGCCCCGACTTTTCCGAAACCCCGGAGGACACCGTGACCCTGCAAAGAAATCCCCGCCGTCGCGCGGACGGCGGTGAGAGCGGCGCCATGACCGCCGCTGATCTGGAGAAGCGCGCAGCGGAGCTGGCCGCCCGCGAGGCCGCCTTCGCCGAGGAGAAGGCCAAGGCCGACGCCGTCACCTTCATTCAGGCCAAAGTCTCCGAGGGTAAGGTGTTGCCGGCCCAGGCCGACAACCTGGTCGCCTTCATGGCCAGCCTCGACGACGAGGATGAGGCGGTCGAGTTCGGCGAAGGCGACGGCAAGACGCCGACCCGTCTGAGCCAGCGCCAGGCCTTCCAGTCCTTCATCGACAGCCTGCCCGCGTTGGTGGAGTTCGCAGAGTTGGCGCCGCCTGAGGGCGGCGACGCCCAGGACGTCGCCTTCGCCGCACCTGACGGCATGACCGTCGACCAGGATGCTCTGACCCTGCACCGCAAGGCCCTGGCCTACCAGAAGGACCACCCCGGCACCGACTACATCACCGCCTATCAGGCGGTCGGTGGCCGCTAACGGAGACGCCCCATGCAGAGCCGTCCGCTTCACACCGAAACCGTCACCGCCGTCGGCACCATCACCGCCCATCGCGGCGTCGGCTTCGACAGCGCCCAGGCCTCCGTCGCCGGACAGGACATCCTGGGCGTGGCCACCATGCCCGCCGACGACGGCCGCGACACGGCGGTCGACGTGATCGGCACCACCATCGTCGAGGCCGGCGGCGCCTTCGCCCGGGGCGACGAGTTAGTCGTTGACGCCCAGGGCCGCTTCATCGCCGCGCCGGGCAACGCCGGCGAGGTCATCGTCGCCGTCGCGCTGCAGGCCGCCACCGTGGTCGGTCAGCGCCGCGAAGTCCTTCTGCGCCGCTAAGGGAGAGCGCTTCCAT